TATATGTACTACTACCCGCGCCCATTTTTCTTGGGGGGTGGGGGGGTCGAATCGCCGGGAATCGTATCGTGACCGACCGATCGCCCGACACTTTGCGGGGAGATCGCGGGGGCCGGGGCCTAAGTCCTTGATATCATTGGCTTGACCTTCAGGTTCTAAGCCTGACAAGTACAGGGCGGGGGGTGTACGCGTTCAGTGCAGTGATCCGCGCGCGGACTGCTGCGGATCAGAAGATTTACCTAACGTGTTGTTATCAGGCTCCGACGCCACCTCGGCCGCACCGTCGTCGCCCCAACGTATAGTCAACGTCGTCGCCGCCTCTGGCTTGTCTTCCTGCTTGTCCCTCAATCCCCTCACCTGGGCCGAACCGATCATCCTGTTGATCACATCCGCCTCAAGCTTACGACGTTGCACCTCGGCATTGGCAAACTGCTTATCGACCGGCAGCGGACGCTGCGTTAGCTCAATGAGATAATCACGCAAACTCTCGGCTTGGTCGATCCTTGCCTTGCGATACCTGGCATAGATCTCGTCGTTGTCTCGCACATGCTGCAAGAACGTCCGCCAGTTTGGATATCTCGGCTCTCGGTCACAAATGCTGCGCAACGACTTGCCGCTCGCAATCAGCTCCAAGATCTCGACCAGGACTTTCTCGGTTAGCTTCCGCTTGCTCATCAATCACCCAATAGAAAACGCCGCCTCAGATTTTGCGGTCAAAAGCGGCGCTTCGGAACTAAAGCCATCTCTATGAAAACTGCGGGGCTCAGCATTTTGCGTCAGCGCCCCACAGCGTAATAAATAATTACGCTATTTCGCACGCTTCGTCAACACTAATGAACTTTTTACCTTACGCCAAATCGCAACTTCGGCGCTTTATACGGATGTGGCCGCCGTATTTCATAATCTTGCTCACAAGCACTACAAATGAGCCACCAGCGTTTGTCCTTTAAACACGCAAGCCCATCCTCAACGCCAACAAAAACACCGCACTCCTCACAAGCCCCAGACCTTTTGTTAGGCATGATAAACTCAAAACCATAATCGGCCGCCCAATCCTGCCAATGCCACCCCCAATCGCCGCGATTGACCCGCCCTGGTACCCATTGCCCACGCCTGTTGATAGGTTGATCCGGCTTTTCGCTTGTTTTTAAAAACTCCTCATATCCTGTTGGCATCCCCGCCCCCATCAGCAAAATAATCTAACTTATACCATAGCTCCAAAATCGCCCCCTCAAAGCGCCTACGCACCGTTTCAGCGTGCATACCAGCTACCCTACCCACCTTTGCCCAAGCGGGCCCGCGCACCCTTCTAAACGCGCTGTGGGCGCATGCCCACACCAACCTAGCGTCATCTGCATCCATCGCCAAAGTAACCCGCAATGCCCAATCGTAATTCCTGACCGCAACAGCACTCGCCGGCCCCAACCTCACCTCGACCTCACCATAGCCATAAGCCAGCTCGACATCCGGCATGGTCTCAGGCCAACCTGTCTTCGCTCGCAGATCGATCGCCCCTGGCAACCTTCTCTCAGTATCCGCCGCCTCTAAGAAGAAACCCATGAGCCCATCCACCCCGCCACAATGCTCTCGCACCGCCGCCGCAATTTTCTTCTCAATCATTCTACCCCCTATTTCCAGGTCATCCGATACCGCATACCGCATTCTCTTAGAGGAATGCGGTAAATGCGGTAGTTCATCGGCATTTGCGGCTACCGCATTTGCGGTAGTTTGCGGTAGTTTGCGGTAGTACATAAATGTCACACATTTGGTCTTTCCCAGACATCAAACGAGCAAGAATTAGCGTGTGGCGAATTCCAAATCGACACAGCCAGCATTCGGTCAGGACTTCCGCCGCGTTGCAGATAGTCTTCGCGCCAACTGCAATTGATGAAACGAGATGGCCTATGCCGTTTCCATTGTTCAAGCCCGCGCCGGCATGCCCACATGCGTTCAGGACACACCAACGCCATGCGCTCCACGCCAATATCAAAGGCGTGGTCAATAAATTGCCTTATCACCTTAAATGGCGGATTGGTAACCAAGGTGCTACACGGCGCTTGATCAAAATTAAAAAAATCCTGCCCGGTAACAATATCGCCGCTTAAAACGTCGTAGTTGTGCGAGCCCATTAGGCTAACCAGCCGCCCGTCACCGGCACACGGCTCCCAGACTTGTTCAACGTCCCACAGCTCGTGCAAAAGCATCACTGCCATTGTCATAGGCGTTGGGTAAAAATCGTTAGCGTTGCGCATTATTCCAACACCCATGCCATGTGATCCTTGTATCCAACGAATTCATCGCCAATGAGACTGTCGGCAGCGCGCCGGAAGTTCGTCCACTTGTGCTTCTGCTCGCCACTCATCATGGCGAACGCGGCATCCTTCCAATGATCCTCATCGACAATCACACCACGAGAATCGTTGACCGCCCTGCCGTGATCCACGAGGGCATTTTGCAGCGCTTTCACCAGCGTCTTCTGCATCGCTCCCCGTGGCCGCTTCCGCTTCTTTCGCTTAGCCACATCAGACGTCACAACCACACACGAGGTAACGTCTTTGCCCCGCGAATTGACCCCAAGCGGCACAACATCTAACCCAAACCCGAATTCGCCCTCAATCTCAAGATCCCGCTGCTTGGTGACCTTAGCCAATGAGACACCATCGCCCCCGCTCACCTCGATCTCGGTGTCTGTCGCCGCACGCAGTGAGCTATGCCCGCGCGCACCCCTGGCTTCATCCTTACCCGTATGATGCACGAGCATGACATGCGCACGCGCCTGCTCCCGAATTCGGTCACAATTGGCAATGAGCGCCCCCATATCCTCCGACGCATTCTCATTGCCCCCAGCAATCACCCGCGCCAGGGTGTCCAGCACAATCATGCCGGCACCTTTCACTTTCGCCGTATTGATCAACCGCTCCACCGCCTCGGCATCATTGAGTAAATTAACCGCCACCGGGATCACATAGAACGGCAGCCGCTCAGCGACCTCATAGTGCTTGCGGAACGCCGCCACCCGATTGCGAATGCCAAAGCTCCCCTCGGCCGCCACATAAAGCACCGGCATTTGAGAAACCTCACGATCCCGCCACGCCCAACCCATGGCAACATGCATAGCCAGGTCCGCTGCAAAGAAAGTCTTACCAACATTCGAAGGCCCATAAACCACCGACATCGAGCCAGCAATTAGCACGCCCTCGACAAAGTCATCAGACGACAGCACCGGCGTAATGGTATCGGCATCAAGCGTCTCATAGACGAAGTCGGCATCCACCTCCTCCGCATCGAACTCGCCAAACGCCTGGCACGCCGCAACGACATCGCCACCACCCGCCGCCATCCAATCCGACACATCCGACTTCGCCGGCATATCCGCACACAACGGCGCATACCGCACGCTGCGCGCAACACCCACCAACGCCGCACACGTTTTCTCGGCGCCGCGGATCCCGGCCACATCATTGTCCGGCACCACGTACACATCGCGATCGCGAAAGTATTGCAGCGCGCTCGGCTCCCAAGTCTTCTGAGCCCCGCCGCATTTCGTCGTCGCCACATAGCCCGCAGCTCGCAGCGCATCGACGTCCTTCTCGCCCTCAACAACAATCACGTAGTCAGAACTCAAAATTTCGGTCACACGGTACGGCAGCCGCTCAATGCCATCCATGCACCCAGATCCCTCGCGCCACCCACTACCGGCCGGCACGCGCGGGCGGAAGTCCTTTGGCATAAAACGGCAGACCTGGTAGCGCAGCACACCATCGAGATCGACATAGTCGTACTTATCGACAACCATGCGCACCGCATTTGGCGCTAGTTCGATCTTCTTTTCCTCAAGATGCCCGCCGCTCCACTCCTCAAAATCGAACCATTCACCAGTCTCACGGTTCACCGACTTTGAGCCCTGCGAGCCAAAGCGCAGCTCCACCGCATTGCTCAAGCGCGCATTGGGCTCACCCCAACGCTCGCGCGCTTGCTGCTCAATGCTCATCGTATTGGTGACAACCCGAACGGATCTTCCGCTTCAAAGGCCGCTTCCAATTTTCGGTCATAATCCGGCCGCACCTCGTGTAGCCGCGCAACGACACACTGTAGAAACACAAGCCACTCTTCCTTCGACAGCGCCGCCAGGTCACTCTTGCCCAAGCTCTCCAGGTACTCGCCACCCGCCTGCCCACACTCCAGCAACATCTCATCCTCAATCGGCAACCAATCAGTCATGCCATTGCTCTCCCAATAATCGCGACACCGCGACCCACAAAACCAAACGTCCTCACCAACCCGCTTCACCATGCGCGGGCTAAAACCCCAGCCCCGCGCGCGCTGAAAGCACACCGGGCAAAACCGCAAACTACTCGGGGTCAATTTCTCTGAGCAAAACCTTTGTGACTTCGCTGTAGTCGTAGAAGTCGTCTAGCCGGTCGGCTAGTTCAGCTTTGACCCTGTCTGTGTTCAAGCGCCTTTGTGGGTCAGTCTTGACCTCGGCTTCAACAAAGGCTCCGCGCACGATGCCGCCTGTCTTTTTAATCTCAGCGGCTATCTCCTTCTCGCGCGCCTTCAACACCTTTATCTTGTCGCGCACTTCATCGAGCTGATCAGGAAGTGGCAGATTTGCGCCTTTAGATTTCTCAAACATCACCAATCCTCACCGTCGTTAGCTCATGCCCAAGCTCTTCCAGCACCGCTTCCAACGTCGTCAGGTTTGGATGGTTTCGCCCTTCCTCCAGGCATTGCAGCGCGCTCGCTGAGATCCCGGAACGCCGCGCCAATTCCTTCCTCGATATGCGCTTAGCCGCCCGCAGCTCACGCACGGTGATTGATATCCATGTGTCACGTTTTTTCATGCCTGCCTCACGCTTAAAACGTCAGCAAACGACATTGTAATTGCGCGGTTGATTTCGCTGTCAAAGACCTCAACCATGCGCGTCGTAAGGTCTCGGCCCGTGATCCGGCCGGCGCCTTTGTAAATCCCCACACCCCTAAGCGGCGCATCACTCAGATTTAATGGGCGTCCAAAAGTGTCAAGCATCGTGGAGGTTTCGAACTCACAATCGTAAAATTTTCCGGGTTCAATATCTGCAATATTCATTTTGTCTCCTTGGTTTCTTTACCCTTTAGTGGTGGTGGCGGCGTCTTCCTAATCCGCCAGGCGCTTGCGCGCATCCACGAGCCTTTGACCTGGCCGCGCTCAGTAGCCTCTGCGCGGTTTTCTTCCGATTGCAGGGTGAAGCCCGGCCGCTTATTCGCCATCGTCAGTCCACTCCTCATCACCACGCCGATATGAAATCGTGTTGGCAGCATCATCGATCGACACCACCTCACCGCTCACGAGTGCGGGCCGATAGCGCTGATCCGCGCACCCAGCATTTTGTTTTGAGAAATCGAGACCGTAATCGTGGCGCTGGCAGTGCCATGCACCATGCTCTACAGGCTTCGACCACACGCATGTGCGGCAGTTGCGTGTCGGCGGCTTGCCCTCGTGACAAACGTCCGAGTACTCGCACCAGCGGCACATATAATAGTTAGGGTTCTCACTGATGCGATCTGGCACGCGGTCGCGCTCAAAGATTATCTGCCGCGCACGCTCAACATAGAACTCGGCTGCCTCGCGATTGAAGTCAGTACGCACGCTTGTCCAACGCCGCCCGCCTGCACTAGCGACAACGAGATACCCGCGCGTGCGTCCGCGATAGAGCATGTAGAGCTGATGCTGTGCGTAATATGTCTCATTCCAGGCGCGAAGCGTATTCTTTTCGCCCTCCTTCGCCTTGAGCTTTTCGAACTCGGCAAACCGCTTGTCCGACACGCACTTGACCTCAAGCACGTGCGGCGTCTTCGGCGCCTGGTGCAGCCCAAAGACCTCGCCATCCAGATGCCCGAGGAAGTGACCATCGTGGTCCTCGACCTCAATCTGCCGTCCGCTGTCCGGATCTCGATCGATCACGGTCACACCATCCGCCATGCGTAATCTATCGATCACGAGATCCTCAGTGCGATGCCCATCCTCAAAATTATAAAGCGTCAACGCCTCGAACGGCGCCGCCTCGATCAAGCTGTGTCTATAGGCTTGCTTGCGCGCACAGTCGCCGCTGGAA